CTTTCGCGTGCTATCCGCTGACGCCTCTCGCGCCGAGGGTCTGAATCCAAGCACCGTCGTCTTTGACGAGGTGCATATCCAGCCTGACGATCGGCTATGGAATACGATGAACCTCGGCTCTGGTACGCGCAAGCAGCCGTTGATCGTCGGCATCACGACCGCTGGGAGCCGCACGGATAGCCACGGCCAAGACACCGTGTGCTACAAACTATGGCAGTACGGGATGCGGATCGAGGCGAAAGAGATCGCCGATCCATCCTTCTTCTTCCGATGGCACGGCGCGCCAGAGGGCGCGGATCATCGTGATCCTGCGGTCTGGGCTGCAGCCAATCCAGCCTTCGGCGACTTCCTCCACTCGTCTGACTTTGAGTCGGCGGTTCTCTCCATCCCTGAGGCCGAGTTCCGCACGAAGCGCTTGAATCAGTGGGTGACCGCTGCGACCGGATGGCTTCCAGGCGGCGCTTGGGATCGGCTCGCAGGCGAGCGCCAGATCCAAGATGGCGAGGATATCGTGATCGGGTTTGACGGTTCTTTCTCTGGCGACTGCACGGCGATGGTCGCCTGCACGATGGATGGCTTCATCCAACCGCTCGCTCTTTGGGAGCGCCCGCTAGACGATCCACATTGGCAGGTGCCGATGGATGAGGTCGAGGCAAGAATGTACGATCTCTGCAAGCGCTATCAGGTGCGCGAGATCGCAGCCGACCCGTACCGATGGCAACGCACCCTACAGAAGTGGGAAAGCGATGGCCTGCCGACGGTTCTATACCCGCAGAGTCCAGCCCGTATGGTGCCCGCCTGTGCCGCATTCTACGAAGCGGTGATGCAGGAGACGCTCACGCATAGCGGCGACGCGGCGATGAGCCGGCACCTAGACAACTGCTCCGTAAAGGTTGACCGCTTCGGCCCTCGCATCGTGAAGGAGCATCGCGGCTCACCACGGAAGATTGACCTCGCCGTGTGTGCGGTGATGGCGTATGATCGTGCCCGATACCACGCACAGGCGCCAGCCGCGCCAAAAGCAGCGGAGTTTATAACCCTATGAAATCAACCATCCTAGAGTTGGCGGGTCTTGCCACGATCGCGATCGGACTAGCGCTCATCGAGCCGCTGAGCCTGATCGTCTTTGGCGGCATCGTGCTCGTCGCTCTCGGCTACAGCCGAGGAGATAAGCAGTGAGCATCCTTCGCCGCGTGTTCAATCCATCCGAGCAGAGGGCGCTGACACTTCAGAACCTCACCCCGCTCGCCTTTGACAAGGTGCCCTTCCTCGGCAATCGCGAGGTTGATCAAAAGGCTGCACTCGGCCTGACGGCGGCATACGCGAGCATCCGGCTTCTCGCCGATGTCGTGAGTAGTTTCCCTGTGGACGCCTATCGCCGAGACAATGGCATCCGCCGACCGTATCGCCCAGGCGGTGCCAAGCCGTCGTGGATGATCACGCCGATCCCAGACGAGCCGACATACACGATCAACCAGATGGTCAGCGAGACCGTCGTCAGTTTGTATACAGACGGCAACGCCTTCCTATACGCACCGCGCGATGAGCGAGGCGAGGTGCTCGAGGTGCGCGTCATTGACCCTCGCCGCGTGGAGATCTTCCGCGAAGGGCGCGAGGTCAAGTACCGCGTGCATCAGGGGCCAAACGAGCCGACGGCGGTATACGGTCAGGAGACTATCCTCCACATTCCGCTGATCGCGATGCCAGGCGAACTGCGCGGCATCAACCCGATCCATCAACTGCGCGTGACACTCGCGCTCGGGCTGACGCTCGAGGACTATGCGAGCAACTTCTTCCGCACCGGCAGCACGCCGACAGGCATCATTGAGGTGCCTCACGACCTGACTAAAGAACAGGGCGAGCAACTCAAGGCAGGCTGGGCGCGGCACCATAGCGGACAGAACATTCACACACCGGGCGTTCTCACAGGCGGAGCAACCTTCAAGGCATTGACCTTCCGACCTGAGGACGCCCAGTTGCTCTCCTCGCGACAGTTCACGACGGAGGAGATCGCCCGCGTATTCCGCATCCCACCGAATCTGTTGCAGGTCACCACGCCAGGCGCGATGTCGTACAACAGCGTAGAGCAACAGAACCTCGCGTTCGTGCAATACACGCTGCGTCCACTCGTGGAGATGATCGAGCGCCCACTAAGCACGCTGATCCTCTTGCCAGATGCCTTCGTGCGCTTCTCAATGGACTCCATCCTGCGAGGCACGACGAAGGATCGGTATGACACTTACCGCGTCGGCCTGCAAGAAGGCTGGTTGAATGTAAACGACATTCGCAAGTTTGAGGACTTCAGCCCGATCGAGTCTGGCGATTCGTACCGAATGCCACTCAACGAGGCAGATGCCGAGACTGCGATGCTCTCCACGAAGGTGGATATCGTCGCGAAACTCGTGCAAGCAGGCTTCTCGCCAGAGGGCGCTGCGCGACTCGTGGGCATTAGTGTCGGACATACCGGCGCCGCGCCGGTCACCGTACAGCCGACAGGAGGTCAGGGATGACATTCCGCGCAGTAGAACTCACGGCGGGAACCGCCGCACTCGCTATCGCAACGGCAACGGCAAAGAATACGCACGAGTTGGTGTTTGATAACTCGTACAATCACGACCTCTATATCGGCGGATCTGCAGTCGCCGTCGGCAATGGCTTCGCGATTCCAAAAGGTGGAGTTGCGACGCTGAAGATCGCGAATGGCGATATCCTCTACGCCATCTCCGCACAGGCAACTGCGCCTTTTCATCTCTACGACTTTCAGGTTGATCCATAATGTCCATTGAGATCTTTGACATTGACGGCACGCTGACGACGAGTGGCGATACGCCACGCGAGGATCTGATCGCCTATCTCCGCAAAGACCGCGAGGAAGGCAATCGCATCATCATCGTCTCTGGCCGTCCAATCGCACGCCTCGCCGAGACGGAGCGATGGCTGCGTGACAACGATGTGCCGTATTCGGAGATTTACCTTCAGGACTTCAACGACGAGTCCACGCCGAATGTCGTTGAGGCGTTCAAGGCATTCAAGTATTCCAAACTGCTCGAGCAGTACGGCGACGAGATTGAGTATCTCGTGGACAACGATGCAGACGCTCGCGAGGCTGCTCGCGGGATGGGCATTGAGGCCTATACCGTCGCGGAGTACCTCGCCAAAGAAGCCGAGGAGTACGGCGAAGGCGACGAGGATGAGGAGATCGAGGAGGAGCGCGCCCCGATCAACCCTGACGGCTATGAGGTCACAAGTGCGATGCAGGAGGAAGCGCAGCGCGGGCTGGATTGGCGTCGCGAATACAACCGAGGGGGCACGCAGGTCGGCGTATCACGCGCTCGCGATATCGTGAACGGTCGCCGCCTGCCATTTGATACCGTCCAGCGAATGGCGAGTTATTTCGCTCGTCACGAGGTGGACAAGCAAGGACAAGGATTCAGCGCCGGCGAAGATGGCTATCCATCCGCAGGGCGAATCGCGTGGGCGCTCTGGGGCGGCGACGCGGGCAAGCGATGGGCTGACAACATCGTCGCAAACACAGAGCGTAAGAAGGAGCCGACAATGGCGATTGAGTACCGACAGTTCCAGACGGAGATCCGCGCGGAAGGCGATGGCCACACCTTTGAGGGCTATGCCGCCATCTTCAACTCCGAGGCAGAGGGCCTGAACACGCGCGAAATCATCAAGCCAGGCGCGTTCTCTAAGAGCGTCGCAGCGGCAGAGCGTGGCGAGTGGGAAGTCAAGGCGCTGCAGGATCACGATCCGAAACTGTTCCTCGGCTCGACTAAGACCGGCACCGAACTGCGAAACATTCGGCTGCACGAGGTGAGCCTGCTCACCGGCAATCAGCCTGCATATCCAGCCACGATCGGCTTGGGCGCTGTCCGTTCGCTCTCTGAGCGCACGGAGATCGAGCCTGCTCGCCTGATGCGTGCATTTGATTCACTCCTGGCGGGAGCGCCCGATGCGGATTCAGCCGCAACGCTCGATCTCGCACTCCGCAAGATCAGCCCTGATCTGCGGCCCGAACCTGAGACTGCAACGGAGCCGGAGGCAGCCGATGAGCGGCTCGTACCTCTCTCTGTTCGCGAGCGCCAGTTGGCACTTGCCAAACTGGAAGCGCCGATTCGCTAGGGCGTAGCGCGAGGGCCGCAAGGCACCACCGCTGGACGCACCACCGAAGAAGCAATCAACCAATCAACCAGATAGCGTAAGGAGTCAGACAAAATGTCCGACATCACCAAGACGCTTCACGAGCAGTACCGCAACGACTGGGAAGAGGCTAAGTCCCTTCTCGCCCGCGCGGCTGATGAGAAGCGCGAACTTTCAGCGGAAGAGGAGCAGCGCTGGGATGCGTTGAACGCCTCAATGTCCGCACGCAAGTCAAAGATGGATCAGGTTGCCGCCGCTGAGGAGCGCTCCGAGAAGATCGGCGCCCTTGCAGAGCGAGCACTCAAGGTCGAGAACGCAGTCAAGGCTGACAACGATGCAGATGTGCTTCGTGCAATCGCCTCAGGCGAGAAGCGCCGCGCACAGTTTGAGATTCGTGCTCTTGCCTCGGCTGCAGCGACCGTTCCAGTCACCTTCGCCGACTTTGTTGTCGTCGCGTTGACGGAAGGCAACCCTGTATACGACGGAGCAACGAAACTCCGCACCACGACCGGCGAGCAGATCACGCTTCCGCGTGTGACCGCAAACCAGTCTGCCGCTTTCGTCACTGAAGGCAGCACGATCACCCCATCCGATCCGACGATCTCGTCAATCACCCTCTATGCGAACAAGATCGCCAGCCTGACGCTTCTGTCGGCTGAACTTGTGCGCGATGCGGGCTTTGACATTCTCGGCACGGTTGGCCGACAGGCAGGCGCGCAGATCGCCTTCGTCGCAGGTTCAGCAATGACCCTCGGCACAGGCACAACGCAGCCAAAGGGCTTCGTTGACGCTGCAACCGGCTTGAGCACCGCAACAAAGAGCGGCACCGTCACGGCGACCTTCTTTGATGCGCTTGACCTCGCAACTGTTCTGTATAGCCTCAGCCCTTCGTATCGCAACACCAACACTGTTTGGCACGCGAGCACGACGGCAGTGAGCAAACTCCGCAAGTTGCAGGATCTCAATGGGCAGTTTGTGTTCCAGCCGGCTATGGCCGCTGGTCAGCCTGACACCCTGATGGGATACCGACTCAAGGAGAATGTGCATATGGCTGCGGTCGCTTCGGCGTCCAAGTCAGTTGCCATCATCCACGAGCCTTCGTACTATGTACGAGAACTCCCGATCGAGGTCGCATCCTCGACCGATTACCTGTTCAACACGAACCAGGTTGCGATCCGCACCCTGTACGCTGTTGACGGAAACATTCCTGATCTGAACGCAGTGAAGGTGCTCGTTTCGGCGACCGCCTAATCTAGCGATCTAGGTTAGAACCGCTCCCCGTCGGGCTTCGGCTCGGCGGGGAGCAAAAGAAGGAGGCAAGACCGTGAGAATCGGATTTACAACAAATGCGCCCTGGTCGCCAACCGGATATGGCGTTCAGGCGACAGAACTCGCTCCTAAACTCGTCGCAGACGGGCACAAGGTCGCGCTGATGGCCAACTATGGTCTCGCGGGCACGACGCTCGACTGGAACGGCATCCCCGTGATGGGGCAGGGGATGGATGCCTACTCTAACGACCTGACTCCAGCCCAGATCAAGTTCTGGTTATCGCAACAGCCAGAGGAGCCTGGGATTGGGCTGTCGCTCTACGATGTCTGGGTTTACAAGTCCCCTCAGTGGGACGAGATTCCGATGGCGTCGTGGACGCCGATTGACCATAGCGTCGTCCCAGATGAGGTGAAGGCGTGGTTTGCCCGCCGAGGCGCAGGCAAGTGGGCGATCGCGATGAGTAAGTTTGGCGAGCACGAACTGCTACAGGCAGGCGTTGAGCGCGATCGCGTATTCTACGCCCCGCACTCGTTCAACCCGCAGATCTACAAGCCGACAGACTCGCCGATGCGTAAAGATCTCAATGTGCCGGACGACGCGCACTTGACGATCATCAACTCCGCGAACAAAGGCGTGACGCCTATTCGGAAGTGCTGGCCTGAGATGCTGCTCGCGTGGAGCAACTTCGCAAAGTCGCATCCTGACGCCTATCTCCTGATCTGGACAGAGATGTTTGGACTCGCGAACGGCGTGAATATTGAGCGCGTGCTGAAGGCGGTAGATGCGCCTGTAGATCGCGTGCGCTTCGTGCCGCAGTTTGAGTATCGGCAGGGTCTCTCTGCCGAGGTCGTAGCGCGAGCCTACTCTGCATCCGATGTGCTGCTTATGACCTCACGCGGTGAAGGGTTCGGCGTTCCAGCCATTGAAGCGCAAGCGTGCGGCATCCCGATCATCGTCACGAACTGGACGGCGCAGCCTGAACTGGTAGGCGCTGGATGGAAGGTGAACGGTCAGCCAGAGTACGACCCGCTGCAGGGCGGCTGGTGGATGGTGCCGAATATCAAGGAGATCGAGGATGCCCTCGTGCAGTCCTACGAACTCAAGCAGGATACGGAGAAGCGAGATGCTGCGCGTGCCGCAGCGATTGACTTCGCTGCCGGCTATACGACAGAGCGCGTATACGCGGATCACTGGCGCCCGATCCTGAAGCAGATTGAGAGCGAGTTGCCAAAGGCGGGCGGACTCAACCGCGAACAGCGGCGAGCCGCGAAGCGGAAATGAGCGTCTCCGTCATCACGGCGACACTCCCTGATCGCGAGAAGTTTCTAGAGCGCGCGGTGACCTCCGTGCGTCGTCAGACGCTGCGGCCAGACGCGCACCTGATTGGTATTGACTATGCCCGACGCGGTGGGGCGGCGATGAAAACTGATCTCGGCTTCGCGGTCGAGAGCAAGTGGATCGCGATCCTAGACGACGATGACTATTTCTATCCCGATCACCTCGCCTCGCTCGTTGAGGCTGCAGAGGCGAATCACTGCGATGTCGCCTACTCGTGGTGCGATGTGAGTGGTGCGAATCCGTGGCTTGGCTACAACCAGCCGTTCAATGCGGAACTGCTTAAGACAACCTCCATCGTCAGCCATAATGCGATCGTGCGGGCAGATCTGTTCGTAGAACTTGGCGGTTTCAAGCCGGTCAAGGGCTATGACTGGCTGTTCTGGGTGGCCGCGCATCAGGTAGGCGCACGCTTCACCTGCATCGAGCGCCCTACCTGGCACTACGACCTCTCTGAGTCACACGCGCACGAAAGCCGACCGTGATCATCATCCTCGCCGCTGGAAAGTCCACACGGCTCGGCGGCATCAACAAACTGCTCGTTGAGGCTGCGGGGCAACCCGTGCACGAGTGGCATCGCCGAGCGGCGGCTGGGCAGCCCACCTATGCGGTGGTGCGCTCGGCAGACGCACAGGCGGTTCTGAGCGCCGCGACCTGGCTCACTGGGGTGATCCCCCACGATGAGGCAGACGGCCCGTCTGGGGCGCTCCTGAGTGCCTCTACGAGCCTCGTGGATGGGCCGCTCACGGTGCTCTTTGCCGATACCCTGCTACCACAGGTGCCCAAGCAGGAGGGCGACTGGGTAGGCGTGGCACCCGCGCCGTGGCGAATCTGGGACTATTACGAACACAGTGCCGGAGGCTGGACGCGCGGCGTGCCAGAGGTGCTAGTGTGCTGCGGAATCTATCGCTTCACGAATCGCGAACTGTTGAACGATGTCTGCTATGACCTCAAACTCGCCTCAACATCTGAAGTCCATATGGCGGATGTGTTGAGGTCATACGCTCCACATCAGCCGCTCACGGAACTCGTGATCAGCGGATGGCAAGATGCTGGCGACCCTGATGCGCTCAAGCGCGTCCAACCGATCAAGGAGACCTGATGGCAATCACGAACGGCTACACGACCGGCTCTGCGGTCAAGACTGCGCTCGGCATCATTGACGCGACCTCTGACACTGAGTTGGAACTCGTGATCGAGTCTGTGTCGCGAATGATTGACGACTATACGGGACGCTTCTTCTACAGCGCAGGCACCGTCACCGCCTACTACACGGCAGACGAGTACCTCACGCTGCCGATTGACGACTTCTCATCCGTCTCATCGTTGACGACAGACGGTGACGCTAACGGCTCGTACTCAACGACTTGGGGCACCGCCGACTATGCGCTGGAGCCGTTCAACGCCGCGACGACTGGGCGACCATATACGCAGATCACCGCGCTCACCGAAGGTGCAAACACCTTCCCCGTTGAGATCGTGAAGGGCGTGAAGGTCATTGGCGTGCGCGGATGGCCGAGCATCCCCAAGCCCGTAGAGATGGCAACCATCATTCAGTCGGGTCGCATCTTCAATCGCCGGAACACGCCGTTCGGCATCGCAGGTTCACCTGAGGTTGGGCAAATGCGCCTCCTCGCTCGGCTTGACCCTGATGTGGAGCAAATGCTGCGCGCCTATCGCATCGCAGCACAGGCGGTCTAAATGTCGCTCGATACCTACGCGATCGGCACCGCGCTCGCCGCGCGGTTCTCCGCCGCCAATGTGACGCCACCTACGGGCTATGACGATATCCGCTTGGCGACGGCGCTGCCACCTGATATGATCTCCGTGTTTCCGTCCGTGGTGGTGTTTCCCCCTTCCACCACGGCGGAATACGGCCCCAATCGCCTCGTGCGACAGATCCACCGCTTCCCTGTGCGCTTCTATATCGCGAAGGCGGCTGGCACCGATCGCAATGTGAAGGCGCTCTATCTCTGGCGTGATGTGCTCGTGGAGCAGGTCGTGTCAAAGATGGAACTTGGACTTCCGACTGTGGTAGTTCGCGCACTCGTGCCGGACATTCGTATGGGAGAATCTGAATACGGCGGCGAGATGTTCGCCGTGATTGAGATGCAGGTGGAAGTGACGACACGCGAAGTCTTGGGGACGATCGCACCGTAATGGCGCAGACCTCATTTAGCCTCAAGTACGAGACAGAGTTCACCGAGCGCTACGCCTCGCAGTTCTACGAAGGGCCAGTTGAGAAACTGCTAGAGGAGATGCGCGACGCCGCTGGTAAGGCGATGCGCGGCGTGATCCAGCAGTTCTATATCACGCAGGGCGTCGGACGAAAGACCGGCAACCTCTACAAGTCCATCAACGCGAAGAAGATTCGCAGGCAGCCGGGAACGATCGGCGTGATCGCGGCGGCGATGGGCAAGGGCAGCAACCATAGGCACCTGATTGAGTACGGTACGAAGTCGCACCTCGTGCGACCTCGAGATACGGGCGCGCTACGGCTCGCGTTTGGATTCTCTGAACTCGTGCAGCACCCTGGCGGGCAGGCAAAGCCGTTCGTCACTCCGTCCACGCAGACGGCACAAGAAGCGGGTCAGCAGGCGGCTGACGAAGTTCTCGGCAAATACATCGAGCGGGCGAACAGCCTGAACTCGGTAGAAGCAGCATAAGGAGAAACAAATGGCAGTCAACCAGTTATTGAAACTCGTGGGAGCGATTGAATCAACGGCTGGTTCCGCTGCCACCGCTACGCGAGTGCTCTATGTGAACGAGGCGACTCCTTCACAGGAAGTCACGAGCATCGCGAACACGACGCTTCGCGGCAACTACTTTGAGACATACGAGATCAACCCTGGCATTGAGCGCAACGGTCTCAATGTCGCTGGGCCAGTGCTCTACAACCAGATCCCGTTCTGGCTGGAGACCGCCGTCAAGGGCGGCGTATCCGCCTCGGGTACGGCAGCCCCATACACTTGGGCATACACGCCAAACAGCGGCACCGCTAACGCGCCAAAGACCTTCACGGCAGAGTGGGGCTGGGCGGATGGCGGCACCGTCGTCCCGACATACCTGCTTGCAGGGTGCGCGACAGACGAACTGAGCATCACCTATGTGAAGGACGAAGCGGTCACCTTCTCGGCAACGACGATCGCAGCCGGCACGGTCGCGCTCGGCACGGCATACAGCGCCAGCCCATCTGACACCACACAGGTCAGCGTGCTCGGCGTAGACGCAGCCGTCTACATTGACGCGATTCACGCTCACGCGCGGCCTCGTCCGACGCGATGCGCTTGATGGCACTTCGGCAGCCGTGGATACGGTCGCACCGGTTGCGCGACAGGCGCGACTCGAGATCGTCCGATACTTCACGAATCGCAACGAACTTGACAAGTTCCTGCTCAAGAGTGAGCGCAAGATCCGCATCGCGGTGACTGGACCAACGCTCGGCGCAGGCAACTATGAGTTCACACTCGACTTCTACGGCGTGGCAGACACGCACGAGATCGCAGAGGTTGATGGCGTCATCGTGGCGAACATCGCCTATCGCGGAATCGTGGACTCGTCAGCGAGCACGGACTTCTCCATCACGGTGAAGAACAACCTCGCAACGATCTCCTAAGCAGGACAAGGAGGCTAAATGCTAAAGGCGAAAACCACCAAACTCGCGCTGACCGGCGACCTTGAGGGTCACTGGGTAGAGGTGCGAGAGTTTACCTGGGGCGAGATCAAGGCTATCCGCGCTGCAGACGCGACAGAGGACGAGAGCACCGATCGGCTGCTTTCGCTCATCTCATCGCACAACCTCGGCGTGGATAGTCTTGATGAACTCCCACTGAGCGCTATGATCGTCATCGCGACGAGAATGCGCGACTGGATTGAAGAACTAACACTCCCAAAAGATCAGGGCAGCAACTCCGTACAGCCCTCGCCAGAACAGCGATAAACCCTGACGCGAAGGCTCCTGTACCGCTAGAGTACGCGCTCGATGCGCTCGCTCAACGGTGGAGCATCGCACCGTGGGAACTGGACGAGGCTCCTGGCGAGTGGGTGCTGCGTGGCTTGGAGTTTATGCGGATTGAATCGTCTGTGACGACGAGAAAGGCGGGTAAGCGTGGCTGAACGAACGACGACACTCGCCTTCATCCTCAAGGACTCTGCGTCAAAGGGGATGCGCGAACTCAACAAGACCGCGCGCAGCCTAGAAAAGACCGCAGGCAGCCTCAACGCGCCATTTGCCGCAGCCGCTAAAGGCTTCGCCATTGCCGGCGCCGCTGCAGTGGCCGTGGGCGGGGCGATGTTCGCCGCTGCGAAGGCAGCCGCCGAGGAGGATGCCTCGATCGCGCGGCTCAATGCCACGATCTCTGCAAACACCAAGATCACCGATGCCCAGACGAAGGAGATGGACGCCGCAATCGAGGCGCGGCAGAACCTTGCCTTCAGCGATGACGCGCTGCGCGATTCTCTCTCACGCCTCGTGCCACGCACGAAGGATGTAAGCAAGGCGATTGAACTGCAGGCGATCGCGATGGACTTCGCGCGCCTGCGCGGAGTTGACCTCTCTACGGCCTCTGACCTTGTGGGCAAGGTATTTAGCGGCAACACCTCCATCCTGAGCCGCTACGGGTTCACGGTTGAGAAGGGCACGACGGCGACGCAGGCTCTGGCGATGATTCAGAAGGCCGCAGCCGGACAAGCCGAAGCCTATGGACAGACGACGCAGGGCGCGATGGAGAGCATCCAGATCGCCATTGACAACATCGTTGAGGATATCGGGCGCGTCGTACTGCCGATCTTGGCAGAGGTGCTCACCACATTCCGTGACGAGATAATGCCTCGGATCAAAGAGTTCGGCATCGCCTTCGCCCAAGCGTTTACGCAGGCCGTTGATAAGTTGCGACCATTCATCACTACGATGGTGACACAGGTGCTGCCTGTCGTCATCGCGGTCGGTGGTGCAATCCTCGGCACACTCGTCGGCGCGCTCACTACGCTGGGCGGCTTTATTGGTGAGAACACGGGGCTGTTCATCGCCGCAGCCGCTGCGTATACCGCCTTCACGGTCGTCGTAAATACCGCAGCGATGGCGACTCGACTCGCCGCGACTGCGATGGGCATCTTCAACGCCATCCTCGCCCTGAATCCGATCGTCCTTGTAGTAGCGGCGATCGCCGCACTCGTGGCTGGACTCATTGTCGCCTACAACAACATCACCCCGGTACGCCAAGCGGTAGACACGCTGTTCAAGGCGCTACAGCCGCTGATCAAGGTAGTGCTCGATCTGGCGCTGTTTATCGGCACCAACATCGTGCGAGCCTTCGGACTTGCCGTCACAGTCGTCAGCAATCTCGCCAAGATCCTCTGGGATAACGGCAAGGGGCCACTCGCCATCGCGCTGAACGCGATCGGCAAGGTCTTTGAGTTCATCACCGCGCCGATCCGATTCTTCATCGGACTCGTTGAAGGCGCGATCCGCGTTGTGCAGACGCTCATCAACCTCGCCAACAACCTGCCATTTGTCGGCGGCTTCTTGCCACGCGGCGGCGGTGGCGGTGGAACGCGCACGACGAGAGAACGCGGTCGCGCAGCCGGTGGCCCTGTAAACGGCGGTGAGCCGTACATCGTGGGCGAGAAGGGGCCAGAACTATTCGTCCCATCACGCTCAGGCAACATCGTGCCGAACAATGCGCTCGGCGGTCAGGTCAATATTACCGTGCAGGCTGGAGCCTTCTTGGGATCGGCAGACGATGCCCGAGAGTTCGCCCGCCGCGTCTATGGCGCCCTCAATGACGAGGCCAAGCGCCGAGGCACAGTGCTCGGAGGTGCTCGATGAGCGTGAGTCAGCCGACCCTCTCGTCAGGCGCGACGACCATCACGCTGCCATATCCTGTGCGATCCAGCGCCAACAAGTTGGAGTTCAGCACGGTAGGCGGCAGCCGGCTCACCGTCAACGACTCTATCCGCTCTTGGTCTGTCGGATACCGATACGGCTATACGCTCGCCTTTGAGTACGAGAACATCACCACCTACGATGCGATCGTCGCGCTTTACTGGGCGAATGTCAGCAATCAGCAAACGACGACCCTGACTTGGGCTGGCGGCCCGTGGACAGAGGCGCAGTCTGGCGTGATCGTCCGCATTGACTCAATCAGCGATCTGGTCACGGTCTACCCTGATATCACAAAGGGAGACTTTCAGATCTCGCTCGTTGAGGTTGACGCCCGCACAACTTAGGAGGCGACCGTGGCACTAAGCGCAAACCTGATCGCCGCGATCGCCGATAAGCAGCAACGCCCCGTTCTCAGGCTAGAGATTGACTGGGATGGCGATGGCTCATTTGACGACGAGACGGGCTATGTCCTAGACGCAGCCGGCGTGGAGTCGTTCAACCCTGATACGGGCGCGCTTCAGCCAGGCGAGTGCAATATCACGCTCGACAACCTGAATCAGCCCTTCCTCACGACAGAGGCGCGCGTCAGCCTCGGCTACTACTACAACGGCTCCGCGCAGACGCGGCAACTGGGCGTTTACATCGTGCGCTCGCTCGTGCCTAAAGAGCAGGGCAGAGTCGCGCAGATCCGCCTCCTCGACATCTCTGCGCGCTTCGCCAACACGCCAACCTACTACGGCCCTCGCGTCAATGTGACGATGGATACCATCTTCGCAGCCTATGCGAGTAAGGCTGGACTTGGCACGGCATCCTATACGACCGCCGGCACCGCCTTCGGCACGGCACAGTTCGCCGCCTCGACTGGGCAGCCACTAGGCAATGAACTCGGACTGCTCGCGATCGCGGAGGGTGGCCGCATCTTCGTAGACGAGGATGGCGTGCTCACCTTCAACGATCGCACGACGCAGACAGACGCGCTGCGCAGCCCGCTGATCACATTTGATAAGGATTCTTATCCATTTGAGATCAGCATCCTTCGCAATACGGACAACGCGATCAACCGCGGGCTGCTTGAGTACGAGGATCGCGCCTCTGCCGTCGCCAATGAGACGGTCTTTGAGGTCACGACGCCGATCACGGTTCCGGCTGCAGGATCTGCCAACGGCTTCTATGTGCCTGGCGAGATCACCCTGAGCATCGAGGCACAGGATAAGACGCGCTGGATTGACTATACGCCCGTGACTTGGGCGTCTGTGGGGACGGCTGCGGGCAACAACCCGAGCGTCTCTACGGCTGCATCTGCGCCAACAGGCGGAACAGTGATTCCGATGGTGCAGGGCAGCCCCGCTAGCCTGGCCACGCTGGACGGCAACCTCTACTACGAACTAGAGGTTGGCGGCACCGCCACTGGCGATG